GGAATTTTGCAGGGTGTGCAGGATGCTGCTGGATGCCGGTGTGAGCGGGGTCTATGCGGTGCCGCTGACGGTGGACGGCAGTCAGGCAGGGGACGAATTGTATGAGGGCGCGCTGCGCAAGCTGTGCGAAGTCAAACGAGGCGGGGTCATCCTGTGCGACAGTGCAAAGCCGGAGGTTTTACAAAAACTAAAGGAGCAGGTGGAGCTGGCTTCGCAGAATGAGCGGGAACGGCTGGCGGTCGGCTGTGTTGCAAAGGAGCAGGCGGCGCAGACGGCAAAATCGCTCAACTGTGAACGAATGGTGCTCTGCTGCCAGAAGGCAGGGACAAAGGAGGAGGAATCTCTGACTGCCTGTACAGCAGCGGTGGCAGCGATGCTGGCGGTGGGGGAAGCGATGGACAGCTACCACTCGCGACCGCTGGAGGGCATCGAGCAGCTGGAGCCTTTAAGCGAGCAGGAGATTG